CCTCTGACGGGTTCGAACCGCCGACCTACTGATTACAAATCAGTTGCGCTACCAGCTGTGCCAAGAGGGCGTGTTAATATTTAACTAGTATATACTAATTCAATAAAATTCTACTATGTTTTGGTAACCCTGCTCTTAAATAATCCATTTGGTCAGCCAAAATATTTCTATTCTGTAGGATCATATTTTCAAAATGATTTGGCACATATGGAACATACAGGAGTTCCATTCTAGCCTCTTTAAGAGTTTTACACCCTTTCATGGCATTACAATCTTTACATGCGGTGACTACGTTCATCCATACATTTTCACCGCCCTTGCTTTTAGGTATAATGTGGTCTCGGCTTAGGCTATTAGCATTTGGAAAATAATCTCCGCAATAAGCACAGATATGTCTATCTCTACCGAACAATGTTCTATTGCCTAGTGCTACTTTACTATGCTTAGTAGGATTAAATCCATGTCCTTTGATAGCAATAATTGATTGAGTTTCAATATAACTTAGTTCGCCATTGCGTTGAACTCCACCGCGATATTTAGCCACAATTTCACCCATAGTCCATCCAACACTTTTAGTTGCATGGTAAAGGATTGCGTTATCATATGAAATCCACTGTCGGGGCGTCCCCGATATATCCAGTGCTAAAACTGACATTAAAAACTCCTTTTTACTAACTATTTACATTATGGACAAATTGGTAGAAATATCTATATGATGCGCACCACATTATACTAAATATATCTACACCATAGTATGGTGCACCCTGAGAGATTCGAACTCCCGACCTTTGGTTTCGAAGACCAACACTCTAATCCACTGAGTTAAGGATGCAATTATGCAAGTTTACTTTCTGGTATTCTTTTAAGAGAGTCTTTTCTAACCAAACAGTCTCGTTGAGTACCATATTTAAACACACGCAAATATTCAATACCATCAATCAACCTAATGTCGTTAGGGTTCTTGCATGAATATTTTTCTCTATTAACTAAATTTTCAAAATATGTTGTTTTCATGTTTACTCCTTATTATGAACACTTTGGGGCCTCGCCTTACCAGGGCAAGCTAATATTCGTCCCAAAGTGTGTAGTAAAACACACTACGCTGTAATATGCTTTACTACTCGGTATTTTTCAAGCTACATCAGGCTATTCATCCACCGCGCCGCCCGTTTCTCTATATTTATAGTGCGGAGTAGGTCCTCGTTACCTCACACTGTCTACCAATTATAACTCAATCTTACTTTAGTGTCAACCACAAAAAACCCTCGGAATTTTTTAGTTTTCCGAGGGTTTAATAATTTTTATAATTTACTTGTTATTTGATCCTCGGAATAATTCCTTTAATATCAGTTGTAGGATATGTTGGAACTAATCTCCATGATGTAGAATAAGTCAAAAGATTACAAGTTTTATTAATCATAGTGCTATTTATGCCTAAGAACTATTTAACGAATTATTATTTCTTGTTTTGCTATCTCAGGATCTAATCTGATAATGGATTTCTATCAAATTTAAATTTGTCATGGCTAAAGTGTCTTGTCCAAAGCCATTCATTAGGTGGATCAGGAAAAGTAATAATTTCTTCTGGCCATTTTTCTACACTTTCTGCAATCATTGCTTTATGTCTATCTCTATCTAATATACCACATATTTTTAGATAGTATCTTTTTGGTTTTGTATATTTTTCTCCATGCCAATAATATCTCTCAGTGAATGCATAACATGGTCTTGATGCAGGAATATCAGGATATATTTTTTCTGAATATTCATATTCTGAAACAAAAAAATTGTGATCGTCATGGTTAGACAATAGAACATTTATTCTATGAGGTTCGTTTTTTATCGATATCTCGCTTTTGTCATGGTATACATCTTCGGGTTCTGTGTCGTACCTAGGAGGAATATAGCCTTGCTGTAATGTCAATAATACTACGGTCAATTCTTTATAGGGCAGTTGATCAATTATATGAGGTATCTCAGGTATAATTTTATCTACATTGTAAAGATAATTTCCTGATTTTTGTAATGTATTCCACCTATTATTAAAATGATAATGCAAAATGTCATTGTCAGTACATTCTTCTTCACTGGCTCTGAGATATATTGGAACAGAAAGAAATTCATTTGGGTCAGTTAAATTTGGATCATCATCTAAGGCTTTATTCCTGTGCTCATCAAAAAAAGCTTCAACGGTATTAATATCGGGTAGTTTAACATCGATATTCAACGGGGCGAATGCAATTGCCATAAGTACCTCTATATTATTTTTTTACTAAGTTATTATCTTCGCACCAGTGTTTAATATCTGAATATTTTAATTTATTAGCTGGTGTTTCAAATTCTATTGAAAATAAATATCTATGATTTTGTAAATTGATTACTGTATGAGGAACTTGGGTGTTAAACAAATAAAAAGTTTCTTTTTCATATGGACATTCAAAAATTTCATATTGGTCCCATGATTCTGAACTCATTCTACCAAAATAACATTTACTATGTGAATGATTCTCTAATAATAAATTTATAGTTGCTCCTCTGTCATCATCAATATGCCACTCATAACATCTATTAGGATTCGTTTTTAATATTGCGGCATTTTTAATAGGAAATTTAAAATCTATCTTAGATAATACTTGTTCTTTAATCCATATATCTTTATCTACTAGATATGCATTCCATCCGTTTATCCATCCCCAATTATCTATTGAAATTGTATTCATATAATCCTTTAAAAAAGTAGATTTAAAAAGTATTTCCTTAAAACACCCATCAATATTTTCAAATATTTGTTTTAACATTATGTAATAACTCTAAATATGTTTTCCAAATTTATATTTATCAGATCCGATACCGCAATATGAGATTTATAATCATAGTGTTCTCTTTTTGTATAGATAAAACCTTTGTGTTTACACCAATCAAAATAATTGCCTTTTCCTTCAAAATCAATAATATTATCAAAAATGTTAGGAACTACTTCAGGAAATAACGGAATGTGTATTACATGGTGTTTGTATAATTTAGAAATTGCTTCAACACAAATCATAGTTTCGTATAGATTGTTATATGGTCTACATATCTCACGTAAATAAACATCATTAATAGGATGTATTACTTTATCAAATTCATGGGAGTGTTCAGCCCACTCTGGGCCAACTTGTATAAACAAATCATTATCTCTGGCTAGATATTTGCCATTATCAGGATAATAAAATTCTTTACGAGCGGTGCCTGTATATCCAAAAAGAATTAAACAATCATCATACTTTGATGCTTGTTTAGTCAGTAGTCTAAGACTTCTGTCATTACTTCCGCCGGTTAACGCAAAATTATAACAAGGTATGTTTAATTTTCTAGCAAGTACATTAGGAAACGAATTAGGTTTACCGTAATCATCTAATTCTTCTAATGTTATCTTGCCATTTTTATATAATAAAAAATATTCTTCGTTCTCCGGACGTGATTCAAATCCTGCAACAACACTGTCACCGAATGCCAATATTGATTTAAATTTTTTATTCATTATAGATATCAACTTGTAGGAAATCTTCAGACGGTGAACTTCTTATGTATTCTACTCTATAACTAACAGTCATAAATTTTTACCCTAGTATATATTATTTATCAAATTTATTTTAGATTAAGTAAAGTTCAATAAGTATTAAGATGAAAATTGTTGACCTTGACTTTGTATTTATCAGTTTTGATGAGCCAAATGCCGATGAGAACTATCGACATCTATTAAAGATTGTTCCTACTGCTCAAAGAGTTCATGGTGTTCGTGGCTATGACACGGCGCACAAACAAGCTGCCACCATTGCTAGAACAGATAACTTTATTGTCGTGGACGGGGACTGTAAAATTAGATCAGATTTTATTGAACAGGAGCTAGAATTCAATGACGGTATAAATTTAAATCACAATGTTATCAGTTGGCCTAGTTATAATCCTGTTAACGGATTGTGTTACGGCAATGGTGGTATTAAATGTTGGCCAAAACAATTAATGTTGTCACAGAATACCCACGAAAATGGCTCAGGAGTAGATTTTAACTACAAACAGTATCTACAAATGAATAAGGTAGGCGGAGATACTATTATTAATGGCAGTCCACTACAGGCGTGGCGTGGTGGGTTTAGAGATGGCATCAAACTTAGATTAGAAAACGGCTATTTTCAATACGGCGGCCACCCTGACAAGGATAATAGACAAAGATTATGGAACTGGCAAAATATAGGCAGTGATTGTGAAAATGGGCTATATGCTATGGCCGGCGCTAGGCATAGTGTTAAATTGGCAGAGACTGGCTGGGATATTACTCAGATTAACGATTTAAAATTACTGAATCAGATGTTCCATGACACAAATGTTCTAGACTATCTAGACTATAACTTTCTCAGTGTCAGAGATAGTCAACACTATAAAACAAAATTTGTGAATCCTCCTAGAAGTGGCGAAGAATTCCTCAGGGATAAGGAAGCCCCTAGATACGACATTGTTTATATAAGTTACGATGAGCCTTATACTGATGAAAGATATTTAAAGTTAAAAACTAGATTTCCATCTATTAAAAGAGTACACGGAGTTCATGGCATACATAATGCCCATTATCAAGCGGCAAAAATTGTAAATACTGACTATTTTTGGGTCGTTGATGCGGATGCCGAAATCGTAGAAAATTTTAATTTTGATTTCAGGGCACCTAACTGGGACATGAACTGTGTTAGAGTTTGGAGAGCGATTAATCCTGTTAACGGCTTAGAGTACGGCTATGGCGGTGTTAAACTACTACCTCGTAAGAGTGTTTTGACTATGGATATGACTAAGCCGGATATGACTACCAGTATTAGCTCGGATTACAGACCCGTATTTGTTATTAGTAATATTACAAACTTCGCTGTCGATCCCTTTAGGGCTTGGCGCGGGGCATTTCGAGAATGTGTGAAATTAAGCAGTCAAATAATTGATAGGCAAAATAGTAAAGAAACATTAAATAGATTACATATATGGTGTACGGTGGCAGATAATACTAATTATAAAACAGAGATCATTCAAGGTGCGCTAGCTGGCAAAAGTTACGGTGAAAATAATAAAGCCGACATAAGTAAATTACAATTAATCAATGACTATGAATGGTTAAGAAAGATATATGACGAACAATTTCAATGATATACCATTTGATAGAATAATTAAGTTCGGGCAAAATACTATGCTAGACAAAAACCTGTTTAGTATTAGTTGGATATTGGGTAGATTTTGTAATTATAAATGTAGCTATTGTTGGCCTTATGCTAATACTCAAACACCAGATCATCAAACTTTAGAAGTCTATATACGCACAATGGAAGAAATTAGACTACAGGCTGGCAACAACAGGTTCACTAATTTTCATTGGAGTTTTAGCGGCGGTGAGCCTACTGCATATAGATACTTACTAGAGATAGTAGGCAAAGTACATTGTGATAGTCTTCACATGACTACCAATTTAAGTCCCGGAATACAATGGTGGGACAGATGGTTAGAAACGACTAACCTAAGTAAACGTCGTAGTATTACCGCTAGTTATCATCATGAGTTTGCAAATGAAAAAGAGTTTGGGGACAAAATTTTACATTTAATGAATAGCGGAGTATTTGTTACAATAAATCAAGTCATGGTTCCCGAACATTTTACAGAACTATATGAAAGGTGTAATAGATTTCACGAGCGAGGCATTAATGTGACATTAAAGCCACAATCAAATGCACAGGCAAATAAAGTTGTAGATGGATATACTGCACAAATGATTGAGATAATGCAGAATGGGTTTCCCCAGCATGTAGCAGAAGAACAGTTACTACAGGTCAAATTAATAGATAATACGCAAAAAGTATGGTGGTTAGACCAAGCAGAAAGATTTAATAGTTTTGGTTTTAATCAGTTTAATGGTTGGATGTGTAACAGTGGTTACCAAGGCATAGTAATTAGAGAAAATGAAGTCAAACGCAGTTATAGCTGTATTGATCCCAATTTAGG